CGCAGTCTTGTGTCGCTTCGCACCTTACATGCGGTACATCGAGATGAAAGTGCATGAAGTGCTGCCGAAGAACTACTACATCCACTCTGGGAAAGGGCTCGACGAGCTTGATGAATGGGTAAAGATGGGCAAATTCGAAGGAATATGCACTGAGTCCGATTATGAAGCCTTTGATGCATCTCAGGATGAGTTTATCATGGCTTTTGAGTTAGAGCTGATGAAGTTCCTGCGATTGCCAAATGATCTGATCGAAGATTACAAGTACATCAAAACAAGCTTGGGTTCAAAGCTAGGCAATTTCGCCATCATGCGTTTCTCTGGTGAAGCGAGCACTTTCTTGTTCAACACCCTGGCGAACATGCTCTTCACTTTCATGAGGTATAACATCCGTGGGGATGAGTACATATGTTTTGCGGGCGATGATATGTGTGCATCAAGGAGGCTGCAACCGACAAAGAAATTTGCGCACTTCCTCGATAAGTTGAAGCTCAAAGCAAAAGTGCAATTTGTGAACAAACCCACATTTTGTGGGTGGCACCTATGCCCCGATGGTATTTACAAGAAGCCACAGCTCGTGCTGGAGCGAATGTGCATTGCTAAGGAAATGAACAATCTCAACAACTGCATCGACAATTACGCCATAGAGGTTGCATACGCATACAAGTTGGGCGAAAAGGCTGTAAACAGGATGGATGAGGAAGAAGTGTCCGCATTTTATAACTGCGTGAGGATCATCGTGCGGAACAAGCACCTCCTCCGCTCTGACGTCAAGAAGGTGTTCGAGGTGCTTTAAAGAGAGGTAGCTTAGGTAGTGCTGTAGATTTGAATATTTATGGATGTACTTGTAGAATTATTGTATAAATATAAGTTTGAGCGTTTGCATAACAAGCTAGAGCTTCCAATTGTAGTTCATTGTGTGCCCGGTGCAGGGAAAAGTAGTTTAATTCGTGAGTTGCTTGAATTAGATAGTCGATTTAGCGCATACACCGCTGGCGTTGAGGATCAACCAAGACTGAGCGGGAACTGGATCAGGAAGTGGAAGGGTGCTGCAACTGAAGGTAAGTATCTGGTTCTGGACGAGTATACACTACTAACCGAGGTGCCTGAGGCATTTGCATTATTTGGTGATCCTATACAGTCTAACGCAGATTCTGTACGGAGTGCCGACTTCGTGTGCACTTTCAGCAGAAGATTTGGTAGCGCAACGGGATCTCTATTGAAAGGGCTAGGCTGGGACATTCAAAGTGAGGGTCCAGACTTGGTGCAGGTGTCCGACATATTCGTGAAGGAACCAGAGGGAGTGGTAGTGTACTTTGAGGAAGAAGTGGGTTGTTTACTCAGAGCGCATAGTGTGGAAGCTTTCAATCTGAGCGAAATTGTGGGCCAGACATTCGAAGTAGTTACTTTTGTAACGTCGGAGAACTCTCCCCGGATTAATCGCGCCGCTGCTTACCAGTGCATGACAAGACATAGAGTTGCTCTTCACATCCTGTGCCCTGATGCCCTTACACCGCCGCCTGATTTTTCAAAGGTGTACCTTTCGGCAGCTATCGGAGCAACCTTAGCGGCAATAGTTTGGCTAATAACTAAAAGCACTCTGCCTGCAGTAGGCGATAGGGACCATAACTTGCCACACGGCGGTTGGTATCGAGACGGTACAAAATCTGTGTTTTACAACAGCCCGTGCAAGCTTAATTCAATCGAGAGTGGTAGGTCGCCCCTGCTTGGGCAGCCTTGGGCACTTGTTGGTCTCTTGATTGCTCTCATTTGGGTGAGCCAGAAAATCGGTGGTGCTGGTTGTAGAAGGTGCGGGGGCCAACATTCATGATTCAGTACATTCTCATTGGACTCACTGCATTCTTGGCAGCGCTCTTAGCTATTAATCAGAGTCAGGGCGGGTGTACAGTGTTAATCACAGGCGAGTCCGTGCGGTTTTTGGGGTGTCCGGTAACACAGGAATTCAGTAGGGCTGTGTCTGAACTTAAGCCAATAGTTTGTGCTTCCTTTAGGTCTTGAGGGTAATTTGAAATAGTGAGTATGGGCGATCCATTGAAGAAAGCTGAGGCTAACAAAGAGGTGAGCACATCCCAACCAATCCAGGGATCGAGGCCGCTGCCACGAGCGGCAGATTTCGATGCAACTGAGGATCCGGGGGACTCCAACGCTCGCAATGCTGCAAACGATGAAGAAGCGTCCTTGGAGCGCAGGTTGGATAGTTTGCGTGATTTCTTGCGTGAGAGGCGCGGTGCAATACGCGTGACAAACCCAGGCTTGGAGACAGGCAGGCCAAAGTTAAAGCTGGCGGAGGACATGCGTCCCGACCCGACTAATCCCTACAACAGGCCTTCCATTGAAGCACTCAGCAGAATCAAGCCGATTGCCATATCCAATAACATGGCTACATCGGAGGACATGATGCGCATATATGTGGACCTTGAGGGGCTGGGCGTGCCGACAGAGCACGTGCAACAAGTTGTGATCCAGGCCGTGCTGTTTTGTAAGGATGCTAGCAGTTCTGTGTATCTAGATCCGAGAGGATCATTCGAGTGGCCTAGGGGTGCCATCACGGCGGACGCTGTGCTCGCTGTGATGAAGAAGGATGCAGAAACTTTGCGCAGAGTCTGCAGGTTGTACGCGCCTGTGACTTGGAATCACATGCTGACCCACAACTCGCCCCCCGCTGATTGGGCTGCTATGGGCTTTCAATATGAGGATCGGTTCGCCGCTTTCGACTGCTTTGATTACGTGGAGAACACTGCGGCGGTTCAACCACTGGAGGGCCTGATAAGGCGACCAACTCCGAGAGAGAAGGTTGCTCACAACACCCATAAGGACATAGCTTTACGCGGTGCGAATCGCAATCAGGTGTTTAGCTCTCTTAATGCTGAGGTGACTGGCGGCATGAATGGTCCTGAACTCACTAGAGATTACGGGAAATCGAACAATAAATGAAGTGTGTGTCTAGAACGGCTTTACTTGTAGCTAGGGCTATGTATTTACATTCTGGTGTGTTTGTGTTTGATTTAGCTTATGCCATATCTGAGTGTGCGGGCAGACCACTTGGTGGTGGTAAGTCCAAGTATGCGCGTCGTAGGCGCGCTATTAGTGCGGGCAGGTGTCACAGATGCTATCGCTTGTGGCCACCTACTTCGTTTACTACTAGGTGTGACAATAAGAATTGTTTTCCTGGCATTCATTAC